GATCCGCTGCAGTTGTGTACGTAAAACGGTTGGCTTTAAGTCGATTTTAACTGATGAACAAAAGAAACGAGCCAAAATAAAGAGGGTGAAATAATGGCAAGGCAGACGTTTTCAACGCATGGTTTTGAATATACGTTCGAGGACAACAGCGGAGAGATTTTGGCTGCGTTCCAAAACGCTTTAGAGCGGGGGATGGAATCTATCGGGCAAAAAGCGGTGAATTACGCTGTAAAGTCATTGAGGGACCAAAAGGCGTGGGACACTGGGAACCTTGCAAGCCATGTCTCTTATCTGGTAGACGGAGAGGAAGTATATGTTGGCGTGCAAGGGGTTGAGTACGCACCCTATGTGGAATTAGGTACTGGCAAATATGTTGCGGGTGGCAGTCCACCGTGGGTCTATCAGGACGACGAGGGGAATTGGCACTGGACAGCAGGAAACCCGGCAAGGCCATTTATTGTACCAGCGGCAAAAGACCATACACAAGAATATAGAGACATTCTTGAAGATAGTTTGGAGAACGCATGATGGATGAAAAGCGAATCAAAGCCATTGAGGCCATCCTTGCAAAAGGGGACAGAATAGAGTTGATTCCCGTGAAGGATGGTGTTAAAATTATACATATCAAGCGGGAGGAAGTGAGAATGTGAGCAATTGGTGGAAGGATTTTTGCGAGAATGCCAATCAAAAGCGAGTGGCTGACCTAATCCGAGAAAATGAGCGATTAAAGACGGAATGTGCTTCTATTGATTTATCAAAAACAAGGGTGGAAACGGCGGAATATCCGAAATCAAATGAATATTGCTCCCGGCTCTAAGCGTTGAGACGGAAGACCCGAGCGTGGGTAACTGACTACAAATTGTAGTTGGTTGCCCACGCTTTTTCTTTTTGGTAAACACCGCGAAGCACAGCGGTTTTTATATCACAGTCGCCCCCAAAGGAACGGGGCCGAAGAAAAGGAGACTGATTATGGCGATGTGGCGAGAAGTCGCTGGATATGAAGGATTATATGCAGTGAGCGATGAGGGCGAAGTAATTTCTCTCCCGAGGGTTATAAACAATGGAAGGGGGTCGTTCAGGGTAAGTGGAAAGCTGCTTAAGCAAGGAACCAGGGCCGGGAAATATAAATTCGTTCATTTGTCAAAAAGCAATGTTCATAATAGTTTTTCAGTTCATCGACTGGTTGCGCTTGCGTTCCTTGACAATCCAGAAAATCTTCCAGAAGTAAATCACAAAGACGAAAACCCAAGTAATAACCGTGTAGAAAATCTGGAGTGGTGTTCCAGACAGCACAACATCGATTACAGCAAGGCGAAAAAGGTTTCCCAATATACGTTGGGCGGCGAAAAAGTAGCCGAGTACAAAAGCATTTCATACGCTGCTGACATTACAGGGATTTCAAGGCAAGCAATAAACAATGCGTTGTCTGGATGGAGCAAAAGCGCTGGAAATTATGCATGGAAATACGAAGAGGAGGAATGACTTATCGCACTTACCAGACGGGCCCTCAAGGCTATGGGCATTGAGGACGAGAAAATCGACGAGATTATCAATATGCACACCGAAACCGTGGAGGGCCTGAAAGCCGATGTGGCAAAGTATAAGGCCGATGCGGAAACACTGCCCGAGGTACAGCGGCAGCTCGAAAAAGCGCAGAATGACCTTGAGGCTGGAAAGAAGGACAGTTGGAAGGTTAAATACGAGGCCATCAAAGAGGAATTTGAGGACTACAAGAGCGAACAGGCCAAGAAGGAGACCCGTGCCGCCAAGGAAAAGGCATACCGGGAACTTCTGAAACAAGCCGGGGTGAGCGACAAACGCCTTGATGCCGTGCTTCGTGTGTCTGATGTGGACAGCGTGGAGCTGGATGACAAGGGTGCTGTCAAGGATGTGGACAAGCTCACAGAAAGCATCAAAAGTGAGTGGTCGGATTTTATCCAAACCACAACCACCCAGGGAGCGCAGACTGCCGCACCTCCTGTAAATAGCGGCGGGAGTGCAATGACCAAGGCGGACATTTACAAAAAGGATGATCATGGCCGGTATATCATGTCTGCCGCAGAGCGTCAAAAGGTGCTCATGGAAAACCAAATTACATGAAAGGACTGAATTAAATGGCTGCTACGAAAGTTGAAAGCTTGACTAATCCGAGGGATTCTCTCCCCAATACCTATACCAGCGTTACCGCCCGCGAGGTGGACTTTGTTACCCGGTTTAACGATAACTGGGATGCGCTTCGCACCATTCTGGGCATCATGCGGCCCATCCGAAAGACCCCTGGCACGCAGCTAATCTCTTACACGGCTGACGTTACGTTGGAGGATGGTGACGTTGACCCCGGTAATGTGATCCCGTACAGCAAGGCCACCATTACTCAGGCGACAAAGGCTGACTTGACCATCAAGAAGTATGCCAAGGCAGTCCCCATCGAGGACGTGGACAAGTATGGTGCGGAAATTGCCGTGGAAAAGAGCGACGACGCTTTCCTGACCAAATTGCAAAACGTGGTGCTGGGTGATTTCTACACCTTTCTGAACACTGGTTCTTTGACGGGAACCGCCACCACTTGGCAGGCCGCACTTGCAAAGGCCCAAGGCGAGGTGCTGAATAAATTCGCAGGCATGGCAAAGGACGTGACCTCTGTCGTCGGATTTGCGAATATCCTGGATGCTTACGATTACCTGGGCGCGGCGGACATCACTGTGCAGACCCAGTTTGGCATCAACTACGTCAAGGACTTCATGGGATATTCCACCCTGTTCCTGCTTCCCGCTACCGTTTCTGGTAATACCGCCATCGCGCGGAACACTGTAATCGCTACTCCCGTTGAAAACATTGACCTGTATTATGCAGATCCTGGCGACAGCGAGTTTGCGCGGCTCGGGCTGAATTACACCGTGCAGGGCGAGACCAACCTCATTGGCTTCCACGCTCAGGGGAACTACAGCACCGCTGTTGGTGAGAGCTACGCCATTATGGGCATGAAACTGTGGCTGAGTATTTGGATGGCATTGCCAAAATTACTGTATCGCCGGGGGTTAATTGGGTCTGACATCTTAACGCTATTCCCCAGCAGTCAGACCCTATTGGGGAAACAGGTTTCTGATTTAGTCGGTGATGATCTGGCGGTAAAGGCTGACGGATCTGTGATTGGAACATTTCATTATGTTTCTGATTATACGGAGTTCAGCAGCGAGCCGGACGAGCAGAGCGGGTATTATTTCCCGTTCCATCTGACCAAGACAGGAACCAAAATGACCTTCAAGAAAAACGGTTCTCCCACAAAGGAAAACATCCCGTTTGACGCAGATATTGTCTTTCGGGTGGCCAAGGATGACACCTTCGAGATGCTTGTTGATGATTCCAGCGTGGTGAAATTTACCTTTACAGGGGCAACGTTTGAACCGCAAGCCAAAACGAAAGCCCGGGCAAAGCAATAAAAGGAGGGCGGCGTGATGCTGGAGCAAGTTTTGCAACACCTGAACAACTGGTTTTTGGTGCCTGATGGCATTCACTCCGGAGAGTTCACCGTGCAGGACGGCGGCATTACGCTGCCCTTCCTGCAAACAGGGCAGTATTTCCGGGTGGTGGGGTCTGTCTTTAATGATGGCCTCCACCAATACCCGGCAAAGGACATGACCGAGGAAACATTTGATGGCGCTGTGTGGGCGCTGGCGGTGCCGAAAGCGGTCATCTCTCTTGCAGATGAAATTGCTGCCTGGGACGAGAAAAATGGCGTCCCTGGCCCATATACCAGTGAGAGTTTTGGTGGTTATTCGTATAGCAAAGCTACCAATGCAAGTGGCGTGGCTGTGGGATGGCAGGATGTTTTCAAGGGCCGCCTGAATACTTGGCGGAGGATCGGAGGTATTATATGAGTTTGTTGGATGATTTTGCTCGTACCTGTATTCTGTTGGAAAAGAAGCGTGTCCCCGATGGTGCAGGCGGGTACATCGTGGAGTGGACAGAGGGCGCGGAGTTTACCAACTATCAGGCGCTGGACACCTCTATGGAGGCCCGGAGAGCGGAAAAGGAGGGCGTGACAAGCCTCTACTCCGCGCTGGTGGACAAGGCCGTACCCATTGAGTACAACGACGTATTCAAGGACACGGAGACAGGCCAGACATACCGGGTGACCTCCAATCCAGAAGAAAAGGTCGCGCCCCGTTCCTCCACACTGCCGCTGAAATATTTCACCGCTGAAAGGTGGGCGCTAACTACATGATCATCAATATTTTGGGAACAGAGTACACAATTACCCTCAGGAAATACAGAGAGGACGCATCTTTTCAATCTCTTGGAATTAGCGGCTACAGCGACGATTGCACAAAACAACTTGTAATTTGCGAAATGGCGACCCACCCGGAATACGAACACGAAAATCCTGATGTGACTGAATGTGTTCAAAAAGAGACAATCCGGCACGAAATTGTCCACGCATTTTTTAGTGAAAGTGGGCTTTCAGACAGTAGTAATCCGACTCTTGGCGCATGGGCAAAAAACGAAGAAATGGTAGATTGGTTCGCCCTGCAAGGCCCAAAGATTTATAGGGCATGGGAAGAGGCCGGGGCGCTATGACCAAAAACAAGGCCCTGTATGCCTGGTTCAATGAGTTCATGCCATTTTACCGGGCCAGTTCTGTCCCAAACGACGTGGTCATGCCTTACGGCACCTACGAGTACATCGACAGCGCTTTTGACGCGGGGGAAGTGGGCTTGACGGTCAACCTGTGGTTCCGCACGGAGAGCGAGGCCATCCCGGACGAAAAGGCCCAAGAACTATCCAAGCGCATTGGATACGGCGGGGTATATCTTCCCTGCGATGAAGGGGTTATCTGGCTCAAGCGTGGTTCCCCGTGGTGCCAAAGCCTCACATACGAAGAAGACACGGCCATTAAACGCCGTTACATCAATATTACCGCTGAATATCTGACATTCAGTTGAAAGGAGGCCCACATGGGCAAATTTACTGTAATCCCGCAAAGCACATTCGAGGAAATGCAGCTTGACGCGGGAGTTCTTCTGAAAAATTTCGACCCTGATACGCCTACGGCACCGGACGACGAAGACATTGTATGCCCTACCACTGGTGGCATTAATGCATCTTGCGTCCCCACCTACTCCGACATGGGAGAGGATGTGGACAACTGCCCCATCAATACGAAAGAACTTAAACATTTGGATGGATGGGAGTGCATGATGTCCTTTACCTCTCTGGGTACATCTCCGGAATCTATTCGTCTTTCATTGGGAGCGGCGGATGTGACCGCCAGCAAAATTGCTCCCCGTAGTTCCCTGAAGCAGACTGACTTTGCGGACCTTTGGTGGGTAGGTGACCGTGCAGATGGTGGTATGGTGGCTGTGTGCCTGAAAAATGCTCTATCCACAGGTGGGTTTACTCTTCAGACCACAAAAAATGGAAAAGGACAAGTATCTGTGGAGCTAACGGGCCATGTGTCCATTTCTACACAGAATGTTATGCCTATGGAGTTTTACAGCGCCGCACCTTCGGAGGGATGATTTTATGAAACTGTCTGAGTTAACCACTGAACGAGCATTGGACTTACTGTGTGAGCTGACACCCTATATTGCCAATATCACAGCTGACAAAGCACTGCTTGATGAATTAGGGAAGAAGTTTGACAGCAAAGGGAAAAGTATCGCAGAATTATACGTATTCGCCGCCCATAAATACGCACAGATCGTACCTCTACTGCTGAAAGACCATCGAGCTGATGTATTTGGTTTATTGGCTGTACTCAATGAAACTACAGTTGATAAAATCGCCAAGCAAAATGCCATGGAAACGATAAAACAGGTGCGTGAAGCGTTTAAGGACAAGGAATTTCTGGATTTTTTCAAATCGTTTGGGCGGGAGGACAAGATCAAGTAATTCTCGCCCTTCTATCTATGCCAGCAATGAGAACGCGGGCTATGATAACTGCGCTTTATTCTGTTATTCGGGAAAGAAACAGGGAGGAAAGATATCGCTCCTATATAGCAGATTGCTTGCAGAACATTTCTCAAAATGTTGCTCTGGTTGGTCGTGGAGAATATATTGCCAAGCGATGGAATGATATTTCTATTCATAAACCGGAGAAAACCAGGAATCCGGAAGAAATTATTGCACACATGAAAAAGAAAATTGCCTCTGTCTAAGTGTTGACAGAGAAGGGCTAAGCGGTGCCATTTCAGATGGGAGGTGGCACCGATTAACCTATTTGATCTTTACGCAAAGATATCACTGGACACAAAAGAGTATAAAAAAGCAGTCAGCGATGCAACAAAAGAAAGTCGAGGATTGAGCGAAAAGTTTCAAGAGGTCGCAAAAAGTTCCGAGACGACAAAAAACAAAATAAAGCTGTTGGCAAGTCAATATTCAGCCGCGAAAGCAGATGTAGAGAAATTAACAGATGCATTTAATAAATCTGCGAAAGAAAATGGGTACGCGTCGGAAGAAACAGAAAACCTTGCCCAAGAACTAAGTGCGGCGGAAGAAAAGGCTGCGGCACTAAAATCAGAATTAGATGATTTATCGAACGAGGCTCGCGGGGCCGGAGATTCAGCCTCCAAAATGTCTGACGGTTTTACTGTCGCAAAAGGTGTCCTTGCTGACCTTATTTCAAACGGTATTCAAAAAGCGGTTGCTGCCTTTAGTGGTTTAGTTTCTGCAATTTGGAATTTAGATCAAACGACGGAAGAATATCGGATTGCGCAAGGCAAGTTAAATACTGCCTTTGACGCTGCGGGGATGAGCGCTGGGGCAGCGCAGCAGGCTTACAGTGCGTTTTATGGTATTCTCGGCGACACTGACACAGCGACGGAAGCTCTCAGCTTCTGGCAAAGCTGGCTCGAAGTGAGCAGGATATTGCTACCTGGACTGATATTGCAGCGGGAGTTTTTGGTACCTTCGGCGACTCTCTTCCCATTGAAGGTCTGATTGAATCTGCGAACGAAACAGCAAAAGTAGGCCAAGTAACGGGGTCTCTGGCTGATGCCCTTAATTGGGCAGGAATCAGCGAAGATGATTTCAATAAAAAATTGGCGGCTTGCACCACAGAGAGCGAGCGGAATCGACTCATTATGGATACCCTTGCGGGCACCTATGATGAAGCCAGTGACGCATTTTATAGAAACAATGACGCGTTGGTACAATCCAGGTCTGCACAGCAGCAAGTGCAAGATGCAATGGCACAGATTGGAGGCGCGGTCTCTCAGGTTAAAACGGCGCTTTTAACAGAATTTGCACCGGCCTTGGCGGCGGTTGCCCCCCAGATTGCAAATTTTATTTCTGGGATTGATGTTTCTTCTCTGGTCAATGGGTTCTCTCAGTTTGTGGGATTTTTTGTGAATAACGGCCCCACAATCATTTCTGCGGTTGCGGGAATTGGCGCGGCATTTGCCACTTGGAAAGTAACCTCCTTGATCTCTGGAATCGTTTCCTCTCTCACCAGCTTGTTTGTCCCGGCGACGGTTGCAGCGACAACAGCGCAACAGGGGCTAAATGTGGCAATGAAAGCCAACCCAATTGGCGCGATCATTACATTGGTGGTTTCTCTTGTTACCGCGATTGTTACCCTGTGGACAACGAATGAAGGGTTCCGAGATGCCGTTGGCGCAATTTGGGAAGCAATTAAAGGATTTTTCCTTTCGGCAAAAGACGCCATTGTAGCTGCGTGGAGTACGGTGAAGGACTTCTTTTCCGGGGTATGGGAAGGGATTAAGGGAGCTTTTTCCGCTGTCAAGGAATTTTTCAGTGAAAGATTCCAGCAGGCGCGGCAGGCGTCAGAGGCGGCTTGGGATGGAATTTCCAGCTTCTTTTCTTCTGTATGGGAAGGAATTAAAAGTGTTTTTTCTGCGGTTCGAGATTTCTTTAGTGAGAAATTTCAGTCTGCAAAAGAAGCCGCTCAGTCTGCATGGGATGGGATCACAAATTTCTTTAGTGGGGTTTGGGAAGACATAAAAGGCGTTTTTTCGAATGCGTTCAATGCGTTTTTAGACATTGGAAGCGCCATTGTGAATGGGATCAAAAACGGAATATCAAGAGGGTGGAGTGCGTTAACCGGTTGGGTAAGTGATAAAGCAAAAAGTTTGCTGAATGCAGCTAAGAGTGCCCTTGGGATAAACAGTCCTTCCAGAGCGTTTCGAGATGTTGTGGGTATGATGATCCCAGCGGGTATTGCGGTTGGAGTTGACAAGGGGATGCCATCTGCGCTTGATGCTATGTCAAACATGGCAAATCGGCTTTTAGAAGCGGGAAGTGTTGAGGTCCCGGTACCGGCTATCAGAGATGTAAAAGCACTTGATACGGCGAGAGTTAGTTTTTCTGACTCTGGTATTGGAAGGTCCTCTGCGGGGATAATCAATGGGATATCTTCCGCAGTGCAAAATTCAGGACAGAATGGGCCGATTACACTCAATCTTGTTCTCCCGGATGGGACGAAATTAGCAAAATATCTGTTTGACCCTTTGACAAAGTATGCTAAAGCAAACGGCACCCCTATTCTGAATCCGAAGTGAGAAAGATTATGACACAACTTATTTTAGATACAACTGGATACAACATGGTCCTGCCAGAAAGCATAAAGAATGGTTATTTTGCGGAAGAACAGCCATTGTTCGTCGACGTGGAAATGATTTTAGGTCGAGTCGTTCGTCAACTGAGAGGGAATGTCTGGCATATTACATATCAGTATGGTTTTTTGATGATGATACAAAAAATAAATGGATTTCAGCGTGCCGAAAAGGGACAAGGCAAGCGATTACGTGTGGATTTTTGCCTCCGGATTCCTCTGGAACACTCCTTTATTCGAACTTTCTTGTCATGGCCTTTACGTACCCTAAATTCATGTGGAGTCAGATGCTTCCAGGAGAAAATGGGGATACCGCAAGGCCTCTTTGGGGGGATTTTTCCCTGGAGTTACGAGAGGTGAGGCCGCATGATTGACAGCTCTTCTGCCTATAAATTGGCGGTTTATGGGGATACCAGGCGCGTTGTCCTTCGGGCTGTGATTGATATCAGCAGCCCGGATATTGTATTTGGCGTCGTGAACTCGGATGGAGAGGATGAGTTCAGCGTCCCAGGGCAGGTTCATGACCATGTATTTGAGATCGTTCCTTATGCAACGTTGGAATGGAATCGGTTTATTTTGAATGGTGAATTCAATCTCTTTCCCAGAGCAGAGGGCGACCAGGTTGGATTTATTGGAGATTCTCTATCCAAGGAAGACGGGACCTTTTCTTCTCCAGTTTACGTGGAAGAGACATTTTCCAATGTATTAATTTTGCAGGCATGTTCTGTCGTTTTCCCCACCGCAGTATGGGACGGATATCCCGTTGACTTCAAGATTGAAGTGAAACAGGGAGGCACAGCATATTTTATAAAAGAATTTAAGGGGAATACAAAGCGGGAAATTAATGTGGATGGGTTTACAGTAAATAATCCAGACGCCATTCGGGTTACTGTTACGAAGTGGTCTCTGCCATATAGAAGACTGCGGGTTGTTGAGATCATCCCCGGCATCTACGAGGAATGGGATGGCAATGTAATCGCGGAATTTAGCTTGAAACACCAGGGGGATATTTCTTGCTTATCCCTTCCGTATGGAACATGTACGATCAAGATGGATAATTTAGACCGGCGATTTGAACCAAGGAATAAAGCAGGTGTTTTTAAGTCGATTGAAGAACGACAGGCAATAGACGTTTCTATGGGAATTCGTCTCCCAGACGGGACGGACGAGTATAAGAGCGTCGGGATGTTTTATCAGTATTCTGGAGGATGGAAGACCAGCGATAACGGATTGACCATGCAATGGGACTTGGTAGACATCATTGGCCTTCTGCAATCCAGAGAATTTATTGTTCCAGAATCCTTGCCAGAGACGTTGGAAGGATGGGTTGCTGCTATCGTGGCGCAACTTGGAGTGAACTTTGAAAACCGATATACAGTGGACGCCAATTATGCGGATACCGCGTTGATCGTTTCAAATGCGGAAGATGTTTCTGGTGTAACCTGTGGAGACCTCCTTTTATGGGTATGTATGGCCTCTGCCACTTGGCCAAGAGCAGACGCAGAAACAGGGAAACTTGCTGTCGAACCTCTATGGAATCAAGGAGATAAGATTATGTTGGAAAATTTGATTTCCTATCCCACAATGAAAGCAAATCCCGATGTTGCTGCGATCATTTTCACCTTAAATGACGGGAACGACACAAAATATGTTATTTCTGGCAATTCAACCTCATCAAGTGAGACAAAGTCCGTAGACAACCCCTTTATCAAAACAAAGGAGCAGGCGCTTGCCGCTGCGCGTCTTATGTTGTCTACCTTTGGCGGGAATCAATATGAAATTTCAAACTGTGGGAATCCGGCGTCCGAAGTTGGAGACGTTGATACAATTTGGCTGGATGAATCCAATGCCACGACGGCGCGTCGGATTCAGCAGGACCTCTCTTTTTCGAGCGGGGTGCTATCTAATTGCACAAGCGTTTTGCTCCAGGCAGATGGTGCGTTTCTTTTCCAGAACCGGGAAATCATCACTTCGTCAGGGACATGGACAGCGCCGGACGGAGTTCTAAAATTGCGTGCCATCCTTGTAAATGGTGGGTCTGGTGGAGGAACCGGGACCGATGGTTCTTGGGATGAAGCCGGTACAGATGGAACAGACGGACAGGGTGGCCTTGTTTGGGCAGAAACAATCGCAATTAACCCCAATCAGGTGTTCAATGTGGAGATTGGTCAAGGTGGCGCTCCTGGAGAATCTGGTGGGATAACAAAATTCGGCGCATATTCTGCCGCAGATGGACAAAATTTTGACCCTAACTATACAGACATTGCGTCGGGGGATGCCTTTGCAAGAGACGGGGTTCAACTTCCGACTGCAAATACAGGAGACGGTGGAAAAGGTGGCGCCGGGGGCGTGAAAGGGAATAGACGTGAAGAGAGCGGCACAGATGAGGAAGGTAATTCCTGGAGCAGGACTGTGATCGACAACTACCCCGGAGAAGGAGAAGAAGGTGTGTCTGGAGCTTCCGGGTGCGTCATTTTATATTGGGATATACAGTAGACGAATGGACTTTTTGGCCGGTATCTGGGGGGTGATCTAAATGGCAGAAGAGTGGTCTCCTATTGTGATCTCAGCGACGTTCACGCCAGTGACTGCAAATGTCGGGGATTCTGTATTGCTCCAAGTGATCGTACTTGATGTGCAGACGATAGAGCAAGAAGAGATCAGAGTGTCGGGTGAGTTTCAGAGTGGGGAGGTGTAATTCATGTCGATAACTACGGTAAAAGCGACGTTTGATGGACAGGAATACACTCTTACATTTAATGAAACGACAAGGAAATATGAGACTGTCATTGTTCCGGCCAAAACCTCCCACAATGAAGAAGGGGGATATTTCAACACAGAAATAACCGCGACGAACGACAAGGGAGTTTCCACCACAACGGATGGGACGAATATCCCTGGGCTTCGGTTGACGGTGCAAGAGGAAGTCCCCCCGACTATTCAGCTATTATCTCCGGCAGAAGGGATATTGACAACCAATGTTCCGACCTTTGTTGTAGAAGCATTTGACGAGGAGAACGGCTCCGGGATTGATCCATCCTCTCTGTCTATGCTGATTGATGGGGTCGAGGGAGATATTTCCACGCAGGCCACGGAGAAAGGTTATCAGTTCACCTATACTCCACGAAATGAACTGAGCGAAGGGAATCATAGCTTGACCGCCTCCATCCAGGACAACGACGGGAATCAAGCCAGTTTATCTTCGGTTTACATTGTAGATACGGTCCCTCCTGAGTTGACTGTGCATGAGTACAGGCAAATCGTTGACGATGAATCTATTACGGTGGAAGGGGTAACAAAGGATGTAACAACTCCACCGGTCACCTTGCTTGTGGGAGGGGAGGAAGCGGTTATTGATGAAAACGGGGTGTTTTCCCACACGGTTCCTCTTCGCGTGGGGGAGAACTACATAACGGTTACTGCAACGGACAAAGCGGGTCTGACTTCTTCCTTTCGGCTTTATGTCATACGGCTCATCACAGACCGCAGCCAGGCGGACATTGAGGAACTGCTTACGATTTTAGCCAAAGAAGATTGGACGGAAGAAGAACTAATTCAGCTTGCACAGACAAGCTATAAAGGATCATATAACGAAACCGATATGAACCGGGTCACAACGGCTGCTGAGTTCCTTTCCAATATTTTATACTCCCGGGGCTATGTAAACCCGTACATTCCAGTCAATCCAGAGCCAGGCAGAGATTATTGGGTGAAAAAGGATAAACCGACATTAGAGCAGTCTGAGGGATATGTTTCTAATGTTAAACGGATTCGAGAGACCTTCCCCTTTGACCCCGATCTTCCAGAGGCTCCCCCTGATATGCAGAGTTTCACCTTCCAGGAAGCAAACAACGTGGAAAAGATTCTTGTCCAAGTAGAATCCATGTTCCAATGGATGGATAAATCCTATCTCATGGCGGGAGAGGCCATGTGCGGCGAATTTTAAGAAAGGGTGTGTTTTAGTGCAAGACGCAATTATTAAAGGGATCGGGAACTCACGATACCTAAAGACAGTAGGGGAAGCCTTGTCCCTCTATCCAACCTATGAGGACTTCTTGCAGGCCATGATTGAGGGGACCTTCCCTGTTGACTTCAATGGAATCAATAAAGACGGTTGGACCCAGCAGGGAACGCCTCTAAACAAAGCAAACCTTCTCTCAGATACGGTGATCTCCACGCTGGGCCTTTCTACGGGAGCTAATTCAACTCCCAACGATGCTTTCAATGTTCTTGCAAACATCGGCAATGTCCATGTGTGGAGGAAGACGGTTGTTACGGAGGAGGAGATTCCTGCCGGATATAAATTGGTGGATGACAATACCGACAGGACATTAGACGGTGTATCCAATGCACTCATCAACTTAGGAAATACGAATCAACGTACTGCATACATCAATTGCGCTGACTCTATAACAGTGGATGATGGCGGCGGAATTTCACTCAATTCTGCAACAACACATTATCAAGCAAACGACGCGCTAAATGCTGCATCATGGCTTAGGGGTAAATATATAAAACTATACTATATAAATGACTTTGGAAACTGGTTTGGCCCTCCGGCCTTAGACCAAAATAAAACATATTATGTACCTAATGATGCGCAAATTAGTGTTAACTCGGCGACCATCATTGTGAATAAATTACAGCGTGTTGACGCTTACCCCCTCACTCCCGCAGGCACCCACATCACCTACCTAACCTCCACAAACCGCAACGCCTACCAGGAGGGAGACGATGCGAAAGAGGCGGGGTATGTGTTGGGGGAGGTTAAAACCGGAACCTTTCATCTCACTTCCACAAAAGGGATCGCTCGAAATACGAAGTTAGCGTATGGAGATGCTAATTCTATCCAAGTGTCCAACAATGGGACGGTTTCATTGAATAGAACGGCGACTACGCTGGATGTTTCCGCCAGTATGAATGACGTTTTAACAACACTAAATGCTATTCGTGGAAAATACATTGAGATTAAGGGAGTATATAGCGACCATTGGGAAGATATAAGCTTTTCAAAAGGTCACGTATATTTTGTTCCGTCAGATGTTCAAATTGCTGACCCTGTATTAACTGGGGGAGTTCGCGTATTAACTCTTAACAAATATCAAGAAGTCACCGGCTACCCCCGCCATCCCCGCAGGCACTACCATCGAGTATCTGGGGGTGTTGGGGGAGAAATCTAAGATACAGGTGCTCTCCTATGTAGGAACAGGGACATCCGGAGAAGCTAACCCTTGTTCAGTTACTGCGAGTTTTCCTATTAAGGCGTTATTTTTTCTTGGGTATATTGGAGAATTTGGTATGGACCCATCCTACTTGGGCGTAGGTAACGGCTATTGGGGTGATGGGGACGTTGGCATTATGTTCAGTAAATGCCTGACAACAGCCTTTACCAACCACATTGGATTTGACGCTAATGGCAAGACATCCTTTGGGAAAAAGTCTGCGGACGGAAAAACGTTCTATTGGTACAATAAAACTTCCGCTGTAACAAACGATTCTGGCAGTTTGTATTATTTTCTTGCACTTGGATAAAGGAGGTAACCCATGTATTACATTAACCCAACCCCCAATAAAACTGGCAACCACGGCAACCCCATGGGACAACCTTTTCCAAACTGTGTGACCCTCCCCGGCGATCTCCTGAGCCCTATCTTGCGGCAAAGGGGTTTGTGACCTTGACCGTGGAAAACGGCGCTGTGACAAGCTGGAGACCAACCAGGAGGCGCTGGACGCCTATGAAGCAGACCACCCCGACCTCCCGCCGGAAGAGCCGGAGGAGCCTGTCACCTGGGGCGCCATGGCGGAAGCAATTCGAGAAGGAGTGAATGACGTTGACTGAAAAAGAGTTTGTTTTGGATACCCTGCGCCGGGCAGGAAAGTCTGCTGCGGTCAATCTGCAAGCAGAATCCCCCTCCATGACCGGCACGGAACTCTGTGCTGCGGAGGAGTATATTCCAGACTTCCAGGCGGCCAGGGCTGCCAAAAACATGCTGGAGCGCAAGGCAGGCCAGAAAGATGGCTTTGTCTGCCGGTCCACCGCCGGGCGGGTGGTTCGTCTCCTCCAGGTCTACGACAGTGAAATCTATCCCCAGGAACCAGAGGAACTGCCCGCCCAGTGGGGGTTTGTCTGGTCCACTGACCCGGACAAGGCGCTTCCCTTCCTCTCCCTCTCCACTTCCCCCTACGCAAAAGGGGACTGCTGCACCGCAGGCGGCAAAACCTGGCGCAGCAAGATTGACACTAACACCTGGTCCCCGGAGACAAATCCGGAGTTTTGGGAGGAAGTGGAACCCTGACGAACCATCCCACACAGAGAGAGGAGGGCTGTTATGCCCATGGACAAGTGTACCTTTAACCCCGGGAATGAATGCTTGGGGCTGCAAAAGGCTAACATGTTGGAGAAGTCTCTGAACAGCCATTTGGATGCGGCCCGGCAGACCCACAAGGAGATGTATGACCGCATCCGGGCCCTGGAAACTGAGAGCGCACGCCGGGATGAACAGTATGTTCAGATTCTGGACAAGCTGGATGAAATGTCCTCCAAAATCACATCAGCACTCAGCCAGGTGAGTGAGCTCCAGATCAAGCCCGCACGCCGGTGGGAAGGGTTGGCTGATAAAGCAATCTGGGCTGTTTTCGCGGCAGTGATTGCGTTTCTGCTGGCAAAAATCGGGTTATGAGAGGGGGTGAAGGGAATGAGTGAGAAATGGAAAGCTTGGTGGAAAGCAGCGGGAATGAGAGCATTTGGAATTTACTAAGGAAAAGCAATAATTCGGAGGCCCTATGAAAGAATGTATTCTCGCGGAGCATGAAGTTTGGGCCGATGTACCTGGATATGCTGGACTTTACGAAGTAAGCAACTTCGGGCGCATAAGGAGCCTAACGCGAACCACAACACAAAGAAATAACGGAAAGTATCGCGTCCACACCTATTCCGGGAAAATCCTGTCTCTTTCCGAGGACGAAAATGGGTACTTGCGGGCCCACGTATCAAAAAACGGGAAGGACGAGACAATGCTGATGCACCGAATTGTCGCATCCGTTTTCTGCGAGCCAAAACCCGGATGCGACATTGTGAATCATTTGGATTGCAACCCGAGCAACAACAGGGCGGATAACTTGGAATGGACTACCTATAAAGGGAATATGCAATATGCGTCCTCTTTGGGGAGGATGCAGTATAACGTAAAAAACTTAAAAAAGGCACAAGAATCCAAAAAGATACCAGTGGTTGCTATCAAAGACGGTGACAGGAAAGTTTACCCCTCTTCGTCGGATGCAGCAAGAGAACTGGGGCTTTGCTCTGGCGGCCACATTGCCGCTGCCTGTAGAAAGGAATACGGGTACAAAACTGTTGGTGGGTATGAGTGGGAATATGCGGATCCCGCGCTACAAGGGAAACAGAAGGCTCAAAGGGAACCCATCCCAATGGAAGCGCGAATAGAACTGCTGCGAAAAAGGATGAGGGGAAACACAATTATGTTGGGTAGGAAACTTTCCGAGGAAACAAAGAAAAAGCTATCCAAAATAAATGCAAGGCCCGTTATCCAACTTTCTAAAGGCGGGGACGTGATAAATGAATTTCCTTCTGCGTCGGTCGCAAAATGTATTACAGGAATTTCCCATATTGATGATTGCGCCTCTGGAAAGCGAAAAAGCGCAGGGGGATTTTATTGGAAATGGAAAGGAGGTGTTTGATTGAAGATATTCACAAAGGAGTTCATTCGCGCAGCCTTAATTCGCGCCCTAAAAACGCTCTGCCAGACCGCCGTAGGCTGCATTGGAGCCGCTGTGGTGCTGGGAGATGTCAACTGGCCCATGGTGGCCTCTGCGGCTGTCCTGGCGGCTGTGGTGAGCCTTCTGACCAGTGTGGCGGGCCTGCCGGAAGTTGAGAAAGAAACTGCAAACAAAAACTAAAGACAAAGAAGGAGAATTATTATGGCAAATCGTTTTTATCAGAATCGCATGGCAATTAAGGCGATCAGCGAGAAAGAGGGCGTGGACGTAGATATCGCCTCTCGCATGTATGCGCAGCAGCAGGGCTGGACCGGCTGGGAAAAGGAAATGAACGAGTGGAATGATATCCAGCGTTCCTACATGAAGTCTAAGACAAAGACCTTGGCGGATCTTTTTAAGTAAAAGGGGGATTCCTATGGAAGAAAAGAATGCTCCTCTGTCTGTTGTACATCCAGAAGATGATATTCCAGAATCTATGCTGGACGAGATGACCAACGGAAAAGGGGAAGATAAAGATGAGTAACAGCCCTCTTGTGACCTACACCAAACTATCCCCCAACCATTCCGGCCGGCGCAACCACGTGATTGACACCGTTTCCATTCACTGCATGGCAGGCAATGCCAGCGTGGAGACTTGCGGGGCCTTGTTTGCCGACCCGACCCGCAAGGCCAGCAGCAATTATGGGATTGGAAGCGACGGACGGATTGCCCTGTATGTGGACGAGGCAAACCGGTCCTGGTGTACCTCCAATGCCGCCAACGATCATCGGGCCATTACCATTGAGGTGGCCAACAATGGCGGGGCGCCGGATTGGCCGGTATCAGACAAAGCCTATTCCGCGCTGCTGAACCTGCTGACGGACATCTGCCGGCGAAATGGCATCAAGAAATTGCTATGGAGAGGGGATAAATCCCTGATCGGCCAGGTGGACAAGCAGAATATGACGGTTCACCGGTGGTTTGCTGCCAAGGCATGCCTCCCTACTGACAGCGAAGTGCTTACGCGCAATGGGTGGGTAAAACTTTCGGATGTTGATGTTGGCGATGAAATTGCTTGCGCCGATTTGGAAAATCTTCGGATTACGTTTGAGGAAATCTATGATAAAGTGGATGATCGGACGCAAGACACTTACACCAACAATGGACTGACCGCAACTAAGGATCATCGCATGGTTTACTGTAAGCAAAGCAGCAAAGGAATTTATCGGGTAGAACAATATAAAAACCTGCTGCGAAGTGGAAGCCAGATTTATATTCCTTTAGCTGGCTATCGTTGCGCTGATGGGCTTTCGTTGACAGACGATATGATTTCTTTCTATGTGGCAGTGCAGGCCGATGGCCACTACATGTACGAAAGAACGGTGGATGGAGCCAAAAGCTACTATGGCATAGAGTTTCATTTGAAAAAAGAGCGAAAAATCCACCGGCTGAAAAAGATTCTGGAGAAAGTCAAACTGGATTACCGGGAAACCCTTCAGGGAAACGGGTCCACGAAAATCAGAATTTACAATCAGGACGGAATAAGCGTTGTGCAGGACGTTTGTGAAAAGTACCTGCATGATAAAAAGTTTACCTGGAAATGGCTGGAACTGTCGCAAGAACAAGCGAATCTTTTCCTACACGAAATCCTTTCGTGGGATGGGTGCGAGAGCGCGTCTTTGTATTCCTCCAAAGACAGTATCAACTTGGATGTGGTAAGTGCCGTTGCTGCGCTCAACGGTGTAGGGAGCAATGTTACCGGCTCCAGTGTTTCTTTCCGTAATGTTCCGTTTTGCGTACTGGGAAAAGATGAGTCTTCTACGGTGCGCAACAATCACCTTGGGGCAAAGACTACTGTTTCTTGCGTCAGTGTAAAAACCGGCCTTTTCTTGATGCGGCAAAACGGGAAAACCTTCATTGTCGGAAATTGTCCCGGGGATTATCTATACAACCGGCACGGAGAGATTGCTGCCGAAGTCAACCGGCGGCTGGAAGGAGAGGAGGAGCCCATGGATATCGCAAAATTGATCTCTGAAATGACCAACGAACAAGCCTACCAGCTCATGCAGAAAGCAGAGCTCTACGCCAAAACGCTGGCTGAGCCCACCTGGTCCCAACAGGAGGGACATTGGGCAAAGGCTATGGCAAATGGTATCGTGGATGGTACCAGCCCAGAGCGCCCCATGAAACGGGATGAGGTGATTGCAGTGCTGGGGCGAAAAGGATTACTGTAAATTATGTTTGCCCAGAGGTAAATGGAAAACCCCTCTGGGATATATCCAGAGGGGTTATTTTAAGACGTCAGTTGAAAGTATTTCGTTTATATCATGGTTAAAATCTTTGTAAGATGCAATACAGTCCGAAAGATAATCTAATCCTGTTTCTGTAATTGACAAGTATACGCGGATTCTGTTATCTTCACTCACTTCTTTAGACGCAACACGGATAAAACCTAATTTTTGAAGTTTATTAGATAAAGCGTATAGAGTACAAAAAGAAATTTTTCCGTCACTCATTTTTGAAATAGATGACATAATTTCATAAATGTACATAGGTTTCTGACGCAACAGAAAAAGAACCAACATACTTGTTGTCGCTTTTTTTAGTGACTCGTGGAGAGAAGCAGGTGTTCCTTTGATTTTTGCTTGTATAATGATCATCCCCTTTATACAAAGAATAATTCATATTTGTAAATATGTCAACTGTTAGTCCTCTTTAACCAGAAAATGGAGGAGTTTGGTTTATGAAGATTTCAGAAGGAACAGTAAACGAATTAGAAGAGTGTAAAGCATTATGTTTAATCCTCTTTGATTTACTGGCACAGAAACAAAATTCAAGCCCAGGACACATTGAAACAAGACGAGCATTGAAAGAGATTCCGCTTGTATCTGAATTTGATGCAGTTTTAGCGCGATGCACACTGAATGATGAGGACAAAGCTATTTTGAGGATGCATTATGTTCAGAGAAAAGATTTTCGATATATCGGTGATTCTCTTGGGTTTTCCGAACGTACAATTAAAGAGAGGCACAGGGAATCACTTCGGAAAATTTCCCATGTACTTTGACCACCCTTTTGGGTGGTCTTTTTTTGTGCTTTTCCCGTATTTAGGATGAACATTTTAGCGAAAGAATCATTATAAAATAAAAATTAAAGGAGGATGCAGTGAATAGTGGAAATAACCACTGGCCAATAGGCGCGGACTGTATCCTTTTTTATTTAGGTGGTTTTATGTTTGTTTATTACAATCCGAATCCAGAAAAGAAAAACGTCGGGGATTGCACAATAAGGGCTTTGTCAAAAGCGTTAGGACAGAGCTGGGAAAAAACATATATCGGAGTTGTGCTACAAGGGTATCAAATGGGAGATATGCCATCGGCAAATCATGTTTGGGGGGCATACCTCAGAAAACATGGATACCGAAGAAATCTGGCAGAAGAAGATACAACGGTAAATTCCTTTGCAGACAGGAATCCCGAAGGACCTACATTCTTGCCCTATCTGGACATGTCGTTTGCGTGCAGGACGGCACCATTTACGATACTTGGGATAGTGGAAATGAAATCGTTTTATATTTTTGGGAGAAAGGATAACAAAAATGGCTTATCAATATTATCCAAGCTATCAGTCTCCATATTATCCGCCACCTGCGCCGGATCATCTTGCGCAGCTTCGTGGACAACAGCCGTTCCAAGCTCCTATGCAGGGACAACCTGTTCCGCCACAGGGAAACACAGCCGGAAATGGAATTATCTGGGTGCAAGGGGAAGAAGGGGCAAAAGGGTATTTAGTTGCACCAGGAGAAAACCGTTTGCTGATGGACAGTGAAAACTCCACGTTTTATATCAAATCAACTGATGCGTCAGGGATGCCCCTGCCTCTTCGAGTATTTGATTATACCGAACGTACGGGGGCAAAGAAAGCCTCACAATCCGTGCAGGAATCGTCTGTTCAGTTTGCCACCAAAGAGGAATTAGCCGCTCTGGCTGCCCGCTTGGACGCTCTGACAGCGCAGAAACAACCTGCAAAAGAGCAGGGAGCTAAGGAGGACGAGAGTAATGCCTAATCCGATTTTTCAAGTTCTTGGTGGAGGGAATAGCCAATCCAATATGATGCAGCAGTTTCAGCAGTTCATGAATCAAATGAAAGGCAAGGACCCAAACGCTATGATTAACGAATTGGTGTCCAGTGGCAAACTCACCCAATCCCAACTGGATGCAGCCCAGAAACAGGCTCAGCAAATGCGAGGGATGTTCGAGGGGATGCGGGGGATGTTTGGGAAATAAATATAATCAAAATCCCGGCCGGGTTTTGAAAATAAATTTACAAAGGAGAAAAAACAATGAGTCTTTCTTCGGACAATACTGTGATGACCATGCCAGTAACTCCTGCCTATCAGGGCGGCGGTTATGGTAATTCCATGTGGGGTGGAGATTGGGCCTCCTGGATTATCCTGTTTCTGATCTTCGGCATGTTTGGCTGGGGGAACGGTTTCGGTGGCGGTTTTGGCGGTAACGGTGGTACCAATGGCCCTGGCTTTCAGGGCTGGGCTACTCGCGCCGACATCAATGAAGGCTTTGCTCTGAATGGTTTACAGAATGGACAGAATTCCATTCGTGATGCAGTGAGTAACGGATTCCATGGCGTTGATAATGCCGTTTGTACTCTTGGTTATCAGACGCAGCAGGGCTTCAATGCTTTGGGGGCACAGATGGCTCAGTGTTGCTGCGATACCCAGCGCGCTATTGATGGTGTTAATTATAACATGGCCACCCAGGCATGCGATACTCGAAACACTATCCAGAACAGCACCAGGGACATCATTGACAATGCCAATGCGAACAGCCGAGCCATTCTTGACTTCTTGACCCAGGACAAGATTACAACGCTGCAAGCCGAGAACCAGTCTCTGAAACTGGCTGCCTCTCAGGCTAATCAGAACAGCTATTTGACAGCGACTCTGGATGCGCAGACCAATGAGCTGATCCGACGCATCAACCCCATGCCCATTCCGGCCTATCAGGTTCCAAATCCTTATGCCGGTTGTGGGTGTAATCCCTGTGGCTGCGGCTGCTAAAACCTAATACATCAACTTTCCGGCATGACCGGAATGTTCGGCCCCGTGCCGATTTTGGAACAAGCGCGGCGGGGCAATAGCCTCGCCGCTATCTTTTTTGAAAGGAATGATCTTATGGCTGAATTTACTGGCGTATTTGTGCAGCAAGTGGCTGCGGGACAGAATGTCGTATTTACAGAGACCCCCGTGAGCGGATCTAATTGTGTTGTACATAGAGATGGTTCTGGCATCGTTACCTTGCGCGGTATGACAAATCAATGCCGAGCCCGTTACAAAGTTGTATTTGGCGGCAATATTGCCATTCCCACAGGCGGCGCAGTTGGACCTATCTCTATTGCTATTGCGGTGGAAGGTGAAGCATTGGGCAGCGCCACTGCTATCGTGACCCCTGCTGCGGTGGACGAGTTTTTCAACGTGTTTGCTGCGGCCTTTATTGAGGTTCCCCGTGGCTGCTGTGTGACTGTGGCAGTCAAAAATACCAGCACAGAGACGATTGAGATTGAAAATGCTAACCTGATCGTTGAGCGTGTGGCCTGAAAGGAGAGTCAATATGTATATGCATGAACTGAAAGAAAAGCTCTGCGAAGAGCTGAAGGAAATTGCTCGCAAGGGCGAGTTGGGCGCCGGAGACCTGGAGATCGTCCACAAGCTGACTGATACCATTAAAAACCTGGACAAGATTGAGATGCTGGAGGAACACGGCGATTACAGCCGGGCTGGTGACTGGGAGGCCGATATGCGCGGCACCTATGGACGAGGCTCCAGCTACCGTGGCCGGAAACGGGATTCCATGGGCCGGTATAGCCGGGATGGACGCATGTATTCCCGCACCGATGCTAAAGAACACATGATGGACCAGATTGAGGATATGATGAGTGGTGCCAACGAAAGAGAAAAGGAAATCCTGCGCCGGGCTATGGAGCAGCTGGAGAAAGCGTAAGGGGGTGCCCCCATGCTTGACCGCAAGGAAATAGATATTGAAATTGCCCGTTTGGAGTATGGGGAGAGTAGCTACCCGGCTTATGCCAAGCTGGCAAACCTTTATACTATCCGGGACTGCATGGATCGGGAGGAAGGAAAGGCGGTTCCTATTGCTTATGATGGAGGGCATTCTACTTCCCCAGATCCTCCCCGCTGGGGGGAAAGTGATTTCCTCTGTGAGGTGAAGAATAGGGACCCGGACGCTGTATGGGAAATAATAGATGACCTTATGGACACATTGCATACTGTTAATCCCCGTGTATATGAAGGAGTAATGAGAAAAATAAGGTCCTGCTAAGTGTTAGTGATTTGTTAGTAACCGTTTCTGTTCTTAAACGTCTGCGATTGTTTCTCCATCGGAAAAACAGTTGAAAATGGCTGAAAATAAAGGTAGAATACTTATCAACCGGTGTCAGGAATCCTCTTCCTTTCTTTGGTAAGGATGAGGTCGGCGGTTCAAATCCGCCCAGCAGCTCCAGAAAACCCGTTGTCCCGCAAGGGATAGCGGGTTTTTCTTGTTTTTGTTCATCTCTTGTTTGTTAGTAACCAGTCTGTAACAGATGTCTCCTCGACGGCTTTCACGAGGGTATCAATATCAATGTGTGTGTATACATTTGCCGTTGTAGAAAAGTCTGCATGACCGAGAATTTTTTGTAATAGCTCGGGCGGCATTCCTTCTTTAACGGCTCTGGAGGCGTAGGTATGGCGAGTAGCATGAGGTGTTTTCTTTGCGATCCCTAACTTATTTAGCAGAGGATAATAATCCCGGTTTCGATAATTTGCATACGTTTTTTGTCCCACATATCCTGAAAGAAACAACGGCCCTGTAGCCAATTCAGCAAAATATTTAAAATGGGCTCTTCCCTCTGGGCGAATAGGGATCACACGATTTCGTCCTGCTTCTGTTTTAGATCCACCGATCAAATATGTTTCATGGTAGTCCTCTAATCGGAGAGAAAATAATTCTCCGATCCGCATACCTGTGGAAAGAAGCATTAAAATAATTCGGGATGCTTCTGAACCGTCCTTTTCGATTTTCTCAATTTCTTCTTCAGTAAAGATTTCTTTTTCCTTTTTCTGCTTGGAATAAAGCTGAATAAATTGAGCATAGTTCTTCATAATAATCTCCTCTCGCATCGCCCATTTTGACATTTGATTGATAAGTTGCTTATACTTTTTTATTGCCTCTGATTTTTCCTTGTTTTCATCTATAATAGCCTGGAAATCCGCTGCCCGAAGTCCCCGGAATTTTCGGCCATACAAAGATGCAAACGCTTTATAGCTTATTTCATATGATTCTTGTCCAGATTTAGACAAGTTCTTGAAGTGTTCCGTCCTCCACGCCTCAAACACCTCGGAAAAGGTCATGTTATATCGTTCAGTCAAATCTATACCTGCAAGTTTTTCCAGGATTTCCAGAGCGTCCGTTTTGCGCTCGTAGTATCCTATCACTACTTTATTCTTTGCGGCCACCCAGGGACGTTTCCGGCGCCCCTGGAGCTTATATACAGTCCCTGTTCCATTTGCTCTTTTCAAAGCTTTTCTTTTTTCGGCAACCTGCTTTTTCCCGCATAAAGGGCAAAAGATAAAATATTCTGGTATTTCTTTTTTGCACTTGATACATAACATTGACAATACTCCTTCCATTCGTTAGAATAGAAGGGAAGATAGCCCTTGCAAAGCATCTTCCCTTCTACAACCGTCCACGGTGCGCCAACACCGGGGGCGGTTTTTATTTATTCGAGATTGTTTATGGCATAATCAGCTTCTTCCTGCGTGAATTTCTCTCCATATTCAGAAACGAGCTGGTCCCGAACACCTTCCTTTGACATATTCATTGTTTCATAATATGTCTTTGCCTTCTCAAGCGCGTTTGCCTTGTAATCGGCTTCCAGATTATCAATAGCATATTGAGCAGCCTCTGGCGGGAAATTTTCTCCGTATTCAGACACAAGCTGATCATAGATTCCTTGCTTTGACATGTGCATTGTTTTGCTATATGTCTCGGCTTTCTTTAGCGCATTTTTGTACTCTGTGGGGACATCTGCATCTTTTTTCTCTTCCGATGTTTCCTGGTTGCTCGCCGGCTGTTCTGAAGTGGCAACGGGATCTTCATTTGAGGGAGTTTGGGGCGTATTATCATTGCCGCCGCCAGCGATGGCAGCAATTATGATAACAACGACAACGGCTAAAACGATCCACTTTGCTTTTCCCTTTTTCTTTTTCTCTTTTGTCTCCATGATGGATACCTCCAATTATTTTTATATATCACGTAGCCCAATCTATGGACTAACGTCGATATCTGTCGGATAGTTTCAGTTGCAAATATCGAACAAATGTTCTATTATTTATATAAAGTCGAAAAGGAGGAGTCGACATGAATATGGAAGGAATTTATTGGATGATTCAGGAGAGCCCAGACAAAAACCGTATTGAAACTGATTTAGAGCTACTTTTTGGGGTACGTGATATTCGTGAAATTACTGATCCACGATTAGATACGTTTATTAAACAGGTATTACCCAAAATAAGCAGCTCTTTTGATCGCTCAGAGGTAGATGCTATATGAAAGAAGAGAAAAGAAAGAAAACAGAGCGATTAAAGAAAGAGCTTCAATACATCATAGAGAGAAATTCTAATGAAGAATTTTTGAGAGCCATGATTACCCGTGCAAAAATATTAGAAAAACTGATCTGCTGATCTTCCAGGCCCCGGAGAAATCCGGGGCTTTTTATTTTCCAGATAGATTGTCGATCATTTTTTTTT